ACGACCTTCGTTAGAGCTATTGCGAATTTGTAATCCTGCCCAACCAGAGGTACTAGATGTAATTTGTAATAAATCGGCTCTGTCAGTGCTTTCTTGGAGAATTACCTCACCGCCAATTTCAACAGATGTGCAGTCAATCGTTGCAGCAGCAACTTCAGTAGCACTGATTGTTACTCCTGATGTTATGAATGATGTTGCCTGGTGCGTACCTATTGTCGCAGCACCATCACTTTTTGTAAAAAATTTCTCAGTCCCATTATGGTATAGTTCCACTTCAGCATTACGCCTACATAGTACGCTCCACTCGTTATCAGTGTCATTATAAATACCACAATTATTTGCGCCATCAGACATTAGTGTCCAATCATCACGAATACCATACCCTGCCCAACCAACACCACGATCATCGTCTACTTTAATAGTTCCATAGTTGGCTGTTGCTGTGTCTATATAAGTGTATGGAGCTTCAAGATTAAATGTAATAGTTTCTGCTGAACTTTGATTTGTCGTAAAATCACCACCCCCACTCAATCCTGTTCCAGCGCTAAGTGTAATTGTAGCATTGTTAGCAGCAGAAGGTATTGAAGGTGTATTAGTAAAATTATTATAGTTTAAATAATGAGTTCCTTCCTGACCATCTAATTGATCTGCATTTATATTCAACGCATCAATATCAGCTTTCGTTTGATCAGCCGTTGCACCTGCTTCAATACCATCTAGCTTCGTTCCATCAGCAGCAACATCACGCCCATCTACAGTTCCAGATACTAATAAGTTATTAATTGACAAGTTTGCAGCAGCATATCCTGTAGCAGATGTATTTACTGTTGAGGCAGGTACAGTTTGAGTATCACAGAATAAATTAAAAGTGTTATCTGTTGATGCATCATAATACAAACCAGCATACTTAGTTGTGCTAGACTCTACATACTTCCCATAGAAACCAAAGTCTGTAGCGTTTCCTGTGTTGGCATTTGTAAGACCAGTAAAGTTGTTGTCTGTTATAATAGCACCTGTTTGAGTTGTGCTACCTGAAACAACAAGGTTACCTGCTACTGTTAGGTCATTAGAAACAGTAACATCACTAGGTAAGCCAATGGTTATTGTACCTGAACTTTCTGCTACGGTTGTTTCATTTCCCACAGAAGCAAAGGTAATAGTAGAGCCAGCAGTTCTTGCTGTAGAATTAGTACCGTCTGAAACAGTTATGCTAGTTACATCTGCACTAGCAGCTATGCCATTTAGTTTTGTGTGATCTGCATCGGTAAAAACATTACTGTCTGTAGCAGCCTCAACAAGAGTTCTTATCTCTGCTGAAGTCTGATCAGCCGTAGCAGAAGCCTCTATACCGTCAAGTTTAGTACCATCTGTGGCGACATCTCTGCCATCTACAGTTCCGCTTACTGTGATGTTTCCACTTACAGAAACATTTCCAGAACTGTCTTCTTCCACCAATTTAATCCAATTACCTGCATGTGAGTAATAGGCTCTTGCTGTTCCATGAACATGTGCAAACATGCCATGATATGTACTTGCTGAGGGCAGGGCAGCTTCGTTTGCATATAAGTTTGCGTACAGGATTTGATTTGCACCAAAGTCTTTAGCTCCCGACCTGGCTAGTTCTGCAAACTGTCTATTCTTTGATTTCGTCATGATGCTGCTCCTGATGTTGCCGCTGTTGCTTCTTTTGCTGCAATTAAATCACCAAAATCAGTTGCATTACCTGGTGTAGCAACAACTACAGTATCTATTTCTGCTAGTCTTACATTTGAACCAGTGTTTGAAGAACCACCATTAAAGCAAGCCCTAGTACCGTTTGAACAACCAGACATATTATCTTTAAACCTAATCAAATCGCCAAAGTCTTGGGCATTACCAGTTGTTGCTACTGTAATATAATCTATATTCTCAGTCCAGCCATTAGCATTTGTACTATTACTTCTTCTACCACCAGCAAATAGTGCGTATGTGGCATCACCTGATCCAGCGGCATGACTCCATGTATCCGTCATATCTCCAAAGTCAGTAGCATTGCCTGGAGTTGCGATTGTAACATAGTCTATAATGTTTCTTTTGGTTCCTCCTCCGTTGTCTACCCCACCTGCAAACACACCTCTGGTGGCATTGGACGACCCTGCTACAATCGCCCTGTCACTAGTCAAGTTACCAAAGTCTACTGCGTTTCCTGCAGTAGCTATTGTTATTTTATCTATGCTGTCCTTGTCCCAATCTCCAGTATATTGTCCCCCTGCGAAAAGACCTGTAGTACCATCAGATGCACTACCATGACGTGATTTTGTGTCAAACATATCTCCAAAATCTTGTGCGTTGCCTGTTGTGGCTGTTGTAATATAGTCAATTACATTGTAGTAAGATGAACCACCATTATATCCACCACCAAATACAGCCCTAGTTCCGTTTGACACTGCGCCTGTATCCACTCTTGCTTGAGTAAGATCACCAAAGTCTTGAGAACTGCCTGTAGTATCAATGGTGTAATATTCAATTACATTCTGAACAGTAGTTGGATTTTGAGTATAGCCTCCTACAACAACGCCTCTAGCACCTCCCCATGTAAAAGGAGCAGCTTGAGAAGTATTTAGTTGTATGTTTTTAAATTCATTAGCAATATAAACCATAGGTCTTCCTGCTACACTATCCCAAACCAAGGCTCCATTTTTAGGAACAGAAGTTGTAACAGAATTACCCATCCCTGCACCATGCACGGTGCAATAATATGAAGCTGGCATATCTCCAGTTGTAGGAACAGTAATTGTTACAGTAGCACCAGACTGGCCTGGTGTACCACTTGCAGTAACGGTAAAAGAACTACCATCAGCTTTTTTGAAGCGTAAGGGGTGGCCGCTATTGCTAGACGCACTCTGGTCAAATACGTAAGTTACACCCCTAAGAAGATTTATAACTGGGGCAGCATCACCACCATCTATGGCATACTTATTTCCACCAGAACTTACAACTGTAACTACTTTGGCGGTACTGTCGTATTGATATGTATTTAACGTACTAAGTGCAGAACCAGAGGAGTGCGTTGGCGATACAGGAAAGTTAGGTTTACCTGAACCTGCTACGTTTACTACGTTATCTACTTTTATTTCTGTCATTACAATACTACCCATCTAGCATTTGAGGGAACAGTAACTGTTGCCCCATTGTTTATAGTAATTGGTCCAACAGACATTGCACTTTTACCTGTTGATAACGTGTAACTAGTAGTAATAGTTGTTGAGTTTTCATTGAAGACTTGATCACTGCCTCCACCTGTAGCCCCACCACCACTACTGCCTCCTGCAATGGTAATAGTCTTAGATGCTCCTGTGCCACTAGCTGTGACACCAGCACCAACAAAGTTTAGTGTAGTAGCAGCAGTTGATAGAGAACTACCTTCATCCTGTACTGTAAGGGTACTTCCTCCTCCACCACCACCTGAGATAGTTGTGAAGCTAAGTGTACCACTACCGTTAGTAGTTAGTGCTTGTCCATTGCTACCATCTGATCCAGGAAGAGTAAAAGTATTTGAAAACGTACTTAGGTTACTATCGCCTAGTCCATACTCAACTACTTCTACGTTGTCTCCTGCATTAACCCCGTCATCAAGTACTACTGTAGTTCCGTTAGTAGCTGTATAGTCTGTCTGTAAAAGCTTGATTCCATTGAGAAAAACTTCAATCGTACCTACAGTATAATTTACTGAAAACGTGGTTTGATTAGAAGTTGCGGTGAATGCATTTACTTTAAAAGCATTAGCAGACAATACTAAGTCAGATGCACTAGGGCTTATAAACACCCTTGCATTACCACTTAGGTTTAGTAAAGAACCAGTAGAGCTTGAAGTATAAACCCTAGTAAGAGTAGTGCCTGAGTGAGTGTATACACCTGTACCAATCTCCCAAGCACTACCATCTTCAATTACATATCTTACAGTGTCCCCGTTACTAACACCACCTGCTGCAAACGTTTGGAATCCTGCTTCGGCTGAACCCAAAGTTACAGTACCTTGTCCTTGTGTGCTAGTACTTACCTTTACTCGATCTGCAAGTACGACCATTAAATCAATCCTTTGTTAAGCTATACGGATGACTGCGTTTGATGCATCTGCTGTTGGGAAGACTACAGTAAAGTCACCATTAGTTGAGGTAACAGTGCTACCAAAACTAAATACTGCTATAGCTTTATTTGAAGCTGATGAATTATATATTATAGCACCGTCTGCAGATACTGTTGCAGTGGAAAATACTTCATCTGCAAAGTCTACAAAAGCTGTACTACCAGATAGTGTTATTGATGCACTATCTAGGTTTTGTCCACCTGCACTGTAGCCAGTACCAGAGGCTTCGTCTGAGTTACCTGTCACATCAGAATAGTTTGTTGTAGAAGCATTATAGGTTCCTGAGTGGGAACCTTTAATAAGAGCTATCTTTAATGTATGTGTATCTAAATCGTGAACACCTCCAAGAAGCTCTTGCTTGAAGCTGTTACACATTGCCGTTGTGATTGCCATTTGGAAATGTCCCTATATAAATTAAACGTACAAAGAGGCCAGCACTAGGCCAGCCTCTAAGTATATCTTGATTAAGCAGCGTTGTAAATAGCTGACACCAATGCTTGTGGGCGTAGAATTTTACGTCCGTAAAGGTGCATACCACGTACAATGTCTGCAAATGAGTCAGGATCTCTGTAGTTCTCAACCTTGTTGATCTGCTCTGCAGAAGCAACTGCGTCTTCTTGCCCTGCTAGGATAACACCGTAGTTGTCATCTTGTGCAGTTGCGCCTGATGTACCAGCACCTGTACCTTTAGCAGGTAAGTTGTTTGTTACATAGACTCTGAAGCCGTGTAGGTTATTAACAGCTAGTCCGTTTTGTAGACCTGATCCACCGTAATCTGCGTTTAGAAGACGTGAATCTTCATCCTTCAAGATTTCCATGAATACTGGATCTACTACCAACCAACGTCCACGTGCGTCAACATTAGCTACATCCATCTGACGTGCCATACGTGCAATCACAGTCAACGGAGATGTCACAGAAGTTGACAACGTTGTTGCGCCTGGAAGACGTGAGGCTAGTGGGATAGAGTCACCAGTTGTACCTGATGAAGCTGATGTTGTGATGTGTCCAATGTCGGAAGCATCTAAGCGGTTCACTTTCAAAAATTCACCGTTTAGTTCACCTGCTGTTGGATGCTGTGCTGTACCTGAAGCGGTTGTAGTAATTGCACCGTTTGCAGCGTGACCTGACATGTACTGTAGTAAGTCTGCGTCCATTGCGTCAGCCATCTTGTATGCTGCTCTATCTGCAGCTAGGCTTACGAAATCAATAGATGCAAATTGATCTTCGATGTCATCCATTTTAAAAGCAAAGTAGTTAGCTTTGTCAATGGTTAACTGGAAGTCACTGTCATCTAGGTCTTGTACAGAGATTGCTGTTTTACGCTCAAGAGAGTTGACTGTTACATCAGGCTCTTTTTGAATACGTACTACATCACCTTGATTAGCAATCTCTCCAAAGTAGGAGTTGTTTGTGATTGCTGTAGCAACAGCAGCTTTACGTAAAGCTATCTGTGCTTGTTTGGAATAGATAATCGGGCTGAAATTGCCGTCAAATCCTGTTTTGCCAGAGGCAACTGAAATAGCCATAATTGTTTCTCCTTATAGATATGGCGTTGAAGTAACACTACATATCCACCATGAAGAGGCCAATGTCTTCGGGTAGTCCATAAGGGGCCGATTCTTTTGGGTAAGTCTTTCGTGTGGCTAGTGCATAAAGCATACACACTCTTGTTGTGTATATGCTATAGTTTTATCTACAATATCTAGTTTGTCAACTATTTTCTTGTCATATCGTAGACAAATCTTCCGTTACGTTGAGCATCCATAATTTCTTCTGCTCTTTTTTCGTATTCTTTTATAGACATGTTAGCAACTTCAGACTCTTTGATAAACTTACTTGCTTCATCTGGTTCTGCTTTTACAGTCCCTTTTGTCTTAACAGACTCTGCTGCTGCCTTGTCATTGTTTGGTTTCTTAGTTACTATGCCTGTGTCTATTTTGTATAAATCTATTACACGTGCTACAGACTTTGCGTCTTCCGTGTTTTCATATAGAGCATCCTGTACCCACTTAGGTTGTTCTTTTGCCCAAGTATGAAAGGAGTCATCTTCACGTATTTGCACAAAGTCAGGGTGCATACCTGCCAACTCCGCTTCTGCTTTTTCACGTTTAGCTGTAATACGTAGCTCTTCAAACTCAGCCATACGTGCCTCAAGATCCTTAGCTGTAGCTTTAGATTTTTTGTCTGCTATAGCTTCAACTATACCTGCTACATCTGGATACTCTTTACTCCAAGCTTCTAGTTCTTCTTCTGTCTTGGGAAGTACAAGTTCATTGTTTGCCGCTTTGTCTAGTTGTGCCTGTAGTGCTTCTAGCTTTGCGTTGAACTCTTCTTCTTTCTTCTGTGAATGTCTACGTAGATCACCATAACGTTTCTTAAAGTTCTTTTCTTCAGCACTTAAATCTTCTTCTTGTGCTTCGGCTTTTGGTTCTTCTTCTTGTTTGGTATCACTCTCTGCCTGTACTGGTTCAGCTTGAGGCTCTTCGCTACTGGGTTTATCTTCAGTACTTTCTTCATCTGTTATACCTTTAGCAGCCCTAGCTTGCTTAACTAGTTCAGCTAGTTCAGCCTCATCTTGTTTAATACGTGCATCATTACGTGCATGTGATTTAGAGTTCATGTTAACAGATTTTATGTTCTGCTTTTCATGAATCATAGTTCCACCTTCAGCCATATTTATTCTCCTTTTATGTTGGGGTCAGCCGAAGCTGAGTGGCCTTATAGTTATTTGGATTTTTTCTTTTTCTTACTAGCTTTTAATGCTTTGTCTAATTGGTCTGCTTGTTTGGCGTGTAGCTTAGAGGCTTTCTTCAAACCTTTTACAACTTCTTTGACTGCAGGTTCTTCTACTATACCACCTTTATTATACATATCTGCATCATACTCTACTTTGTTATCAAATGTTGGTCTACTTGTTGGTCTACCCATAGCTTCATCTGCTGCGCTTTGATTGTCAAGAGCAACTTGTGAAGCAGCAGAAACTGATGGTGTATTAAAAATAGAGTTTTTATCATCATCGTCACTACTGCTGGGGATTGTAACATTTGTAGGACCAGTTTTATCCAAATTGTTTTGAATCTTACTTAAGTCTGTGTCATCTATTATCTCTTTTATTTTTTTCATTCTTTCTGGTGTCATTGCAAGATTAGATGCAGGGTCGTTGGGTGCAGAAACTGTTGGCTTGTATGGTTCATTAGAAAGAGGTACAGTCTCAGCAGTAAACTTTGGACCTGTTAAATTAGGCAAGTCAGGTTCTTCTGTTTCGTTACCAGTTATTTTATCAAGAAGTTTACCTACCATACCTTTCTTCTTAGGAGCTTTTGCTACTTCTAAAAGATTTTCTAAATACTCTTTTTCGTATATTGGTAAACTATCAGGATATGGTCCTGTATAGGTTTGATCCTCTAGTCTTCTATTTATTTCTTTTATAACATTGTTTTTATGTCGCTCTGCTTGTATTGAAACTATACCAGCAAAAATACCTTTTAATGGAAAATCTGGTGTTGCTTGTATGTTTTCAACTTCTTGTGCTAATTCATCAATAGTTAGCGTTTTGTAGTTGTATGGTTCTGGTGTTTCAATATCACCACCTGGATCATCGTTATCATCAGAAGATGAACCTGTTGTGTTACCAACAGTAACAGGAACAGAACCTACAGGATAGTAACCATTGGGTATAACAGTTTGTGGAACTCCATCTAAGAAAGGTATCATAATTGTATGACCGTCAGCGTTTTGATATTCACGCATTTCTAGAACACCACCACCAGTTCCTGAAGCACTAATACTATCCACAGAAGGGTCATAATCTTTTGGCAATAACTGTCCTGACTTTCCTTCTAAGGATGTAACTAAACCTGTACCTTCATCAAAGCCAGGAAAGTTCATTTGCTCTGCTAGTGTTTTACCTCTAGTGGGAGCAGGTCTTGTTGAACTAGCTCTGGGCTTTCTTAATGGTTCGTTTTTTGTAGGTGTAGGTTCTGATCCATACTTACGTGATGCTCGTTCCATAGGATTGCCACCAAAGCCAAAATCTATAGGAGGCTTGTCTTTAGCTTTAGGAGCAGGGGCAGGTTTGTCATCATCATCACCTCCAAAGAATTTATGCATTAGTTCTTCATAGCGATTCTTAAACTTGGGTTTGTCTTTCTTTTCTACCATACGTTGTTTAACTTGATCAAACGTATAGCTTTTTCTAGGTTGACCACCATCTGCCATCATTTGTGGCTCACCCATTTCTTCTACTATTTCTAGGTCTGCTAACTCTAAGCCCAAACCTTCGTCATCATCATTCATAGGAATAGGCTCACCACCAATGCGACCATCTGCATTCATTTGTGCGTAGCCCATCTTAGCGGCTGCTCTCAAGTCTTCAAATAGTTTTACACCGTGAAAGCGTACAACATCAGCAGGTACAACTATCTCACCTTCACTTAACTGCGCTGGTATGTCATCTCTGACATTCTCTGCTGTTGAACCTAGTGGTATCTCATTACCTGACACAGGATCTACGCCTACAGTATTGTCAGGCACATCACCAAAATTCATTGACATTTGTTCTTCTACACTACCGCCTTTATTGTATCCCATCCATTTACCTACACGTCCTGCTGTAGTTTTAGCTGTAAATACCTGATCCTTACCATTAGGGTCAATTATTTTTACCCCGTTGTCAACAAGCTCAAAGTCAAAACCATTTTCTTTTGCAAGGGCAATAATACCTTTAACACCTATTTTAGTAGACTTAGTTAAGTCTTCAAACCCCATGTACGGCATTCACTGTCTCCTTCAGTAGTTTTAGTTTTCTGAGTACGTCTATTGCACCCTGTTGTCTGTACATTGTGGTAGGATCATTAGCTGATTCCAACGCACGTTGTCTAATGTGTATTAAGTCATCTATATGTTTTTGAAACTGTTCGTAACATTCTTTATCATTGACCAACTGCTTGAGGTGCATTACCTGTAAATCCTTGTTCTCCTGGTACAGGTGCTGTGCCTGTTCCTATTTGTGAGCCTCCACCTCCAGATGTATCAGCTACAGACTGTGGACCCTGACCTTCTGGACCTGCTACACCTTCCTCTGGTGTTGGTGCTGGTGTTTGAAAGCCTTTTAAGATCTCAGCTTGTATAGCTGCATCTGACATAGAATTAGTAACTTTGTCAGGATCTAAGTCCATGCTCTTCGCAATCTCTCGTATAATATAATCCATCTTAGCAAAAGGTGCAAGTACTGGATTCTGTGCAACCTGTAAGAACTGCATCAAGCGTTGGCTACGTACCTCGTTAGCCATCAAGCTTTCTGTACCTGATGCATGTACTTCCAAGTCACCACGAATGCTTTCATCAAAGTCAAACTGCATGTTGAATGCAAAGAATGCTCTGCCTAATGGTCTAATGAGATAGTCATCTACATTTTTAACCACAGTTCGAATACTGCCGTTAGCAGCAGACATGAGCATAGAAATCCCACTAGCAGTCCTGCCAACTCCTTGCACCCCTGTTTGACCGTGGGCAAATGAAGGAAACCCAGTACTTTCATCAGCTAAAACCCTCGCTTTATCAAATAGTTGTATATTCTCCCCTGCTACATTGGGGAACTTAGTACCAAAGATGGCCTGTCCTGGTGCGCCACCTTGTCTGCGAAACACCTTGCCAGGATATACAGATAGGTCTTGTCCTGGTACTAGGTTAGTTTCATCTACTTCTATTATTAGATTACCAGATAACGCAGCGTTGTCAATAGCCATTCTCATAAAGCCATTCATTAATGTCTGTGTATCATCCATGTTTTCAGCAATACCAACTCCAAAGAAAGAGTAAGGGTTATGCTCATATGGTACAGCATAGTAAGGAATACGTGTAGGCTTGAATGGGTTTAGTACAAAGCGTAACACTTCACCGTTACATACCCATACGTTACAGTTGACTTCATCTAAGTCTGATAACTCTTTAGGAACTTTTACACCATGCTCTTTTAACAAGGCTATATCAACATATCCCCAGAACTCTAATACTTCCCAACGCTCTGATGTTGGTTGAGTATCATCATCCTCCATAGTCATTTCCCAGTACTTCTGTACGTAGTCTGGTCCTTTGTCTACAGCCATCTGAACTGCATCATCCATAAAGTAGGGGCGTGATCTTAATGCACGTAGTTGTGTGCGTGACATTTTGTGTCTTTGTACTGTATACTCAGCATCCTCCATAGCTTTGGCTTCAGGGTCTGGGTAGAAGTCCCAAACACTTACATGAGTACACTCAGGAACTGTTTTTACAAGAGGATCATAGTCTCCATCTTCACCCCAGTTAGGGTATTCTTTATCTACAGCAAATGGGCCTTTCATTACACCAGTACCCATCAAAGCCATTTCAAATGCCATACTTCTTAGATGCGTAGATGCACCAGACTCTTGCAGTTGGTCATGTATTTTCTTTTCCATCTTTTTAGCTGCAACCATAGCAGGATGGAATGTAACTGTTTTATCTGTAGTACCTGCGCCCTCAATAAGTTTTTCAGATACAGGCTCTAACTTTGCTTGCATACCAGCTACCCTAGTCTTTAATTGATCTAAGGTTTCTCCTGGTAGTAGTTTTTCTAGTAGGTATGGCTTGCCAGCTTCCTGTCTTGTTGCTGCTGCAAGTTCATCCCCTGCCTTTTCAGCATTAGGATCTAGGTTTATATGCACATCTTCTGCAACACCGTCAGGTAGTACAGAAGGATTTACAGACAGAGGAAACTTGTTGTTACCAAATAGTACATCTACTATCTGTCCATATGCTGCTAGTGTTTTAGTTTTAGTTACTTTAACAAAGACACGTGACTTCTCTGTATCTGTAAATTGTACATCTGATCCATATATACCACGATAGTTACGGTAAGCTTTTAACCAACGTTGCTCGTCAGCGTACCTATGGTCTTCTGCTCTCTTGTATCTATCTTCTACAAAAGATATTACACTAGATTTTTGCTCAAAGATTTTGTCATCAGCAGCCTCTGCTGCTACAACATCATCTGTTTCAAACATCTCTTCTTGTTCAGCCATTATAATCTTCCTTGTTAAAACAATCTAGTTGTATATCGTAGTATTGGTTATTCCTAAACTTATTCCAGTTAGAAGTATCAGCCAGTTTCAAACACTCTTCCTGTGTGTACATTTCCTGTGATACATACTGATTACCTGTATATACCCAGTCAGTTCCGTTGTTTCCCCATATACTTATTACCAATACAAAAGCTTTCATTTATTCTTTCTCCAAGGTCCGTTATCAAAAGCAGCTTGCTCTTCACAGTTAGGACATTTATCGTTCCACATATTTGTATTGTAGGTTATCTCGCACTTAGGGCAAGACTGTACTACATCAGTATCCGAATGTCGCATCACTGGCTTGGAATCCTGTTCGTTGTTTAGTAGGGTTGTAATCCCATAAGCTACTTCTTGGTCTTGTCATTATACCATATCTTAGCGCATCATACAAGTGGTCTTCTGCTTTTGTATCAACATCCTCTGGATTCTTTTTGTCCAGTGGTATGCTTGGTATCTGTGATATAGTGTTA